TCAACCTCATTGTGATTGAATGTAATGATAGCTTTCTCACCTGTGTCCGATAACATACCCACCATTACAAGCTCATTCGTAGCTTCAAATGGATCAAGGTGCATCTTACCATCACGCTTGGTTACAGTGTTCTCTATGTCAAGTGTTAGTTTCATTTTCCATACTCCTTACTATATTAATAGCACTATGTAAAGGAAGCTTAAACCATTCAGACTGTCTGTCCTCTGCTAGTTCATTAGCCTTTTTATGTGCCATAGTTTCTGCTTTTCTTCTGTCCTTCACAGGTACAGCTACCTCTAACTTATAATCCCTGAGAGGAGATGACGTTTGGTAGCTGTTACATCTATCTGATGCATCCATTGCCATGCCTATCTTTACCCAACCTTTCCATGCAGGATTTGATATAGCATATACATATCCATCTTTTGATCTCTGCACATTTTCAAAAGAGGAAAAGGCGGCATCATTGAAAGATGTATAGCGACCTGCTTTATATAAAGGGTGGGATCGTGGTATATACTTTCCATCAACGTACATTCTATTTGAATTGACCACAGAATTATTGGTATAGGTTTTAGCACAGCCTTTACATTGTAGTCTGTCTTCTTTCTCCCAAGACAGAGGCCAGTTAACATAAGCAGTTAATTCTACGTTACAAGTTTTACATCTTTTTATCATGCTGTGTACCTCGCTGTTTTGTAGTCAAGATTACATGTGATTATACCATGATAACCTGACAGTTTGTTTTTTACAATATTAATATGTCTCTGTGGATCTTCGTCTTCTCCGTTGTTATTGGTAGCAGGGTTCTTTGCAAGTAAGATCATAAGATCTGCTTCAGCAGCCTTACCTGTACGACTGCCCTCCATCATGGCTTGGTTAAGTATAACCTTACCCTCTGCTTCAGCAGATAGCTGTGACATGTAGAAGATAGCACAGTTGTGTTGCTTTGCAATCATACGAGCATGGACTGCGTTAGCCTTGAGTGCTTCATCCTGTCGAGCAAAGCCTCCTGTCTTGGCAAACTTGTCACCCATATCTAACACCACAATGTCAGGCTTATATGACTTACAGATTGACTCAACCCAAGACATATCTCTGCCTGTCACATCACGTACCTTGATGTTCTGATGTACAGGATCATATAATTCTCTGGCTTTTTTTGGGTTAACTTTGATGTCTTGAACAGACATACCTGATGCTGCAGTAAGATACCTAGCACCAACTCTGTGTGATGCTTCTTCGTTACATAAGACAATGCAGTTAGCACCCTGCCTAGCAAATCCATTCGGACCTGCAATAAGACTTGCATGGAAAGATGTCTTACCTGTGTTAGGTCTAGCACCTACCTCAACCAAGTGACCTTCATTAACACCTTCAAGCACACGAGTAAGGGAAGGTATATTGAAAGCCCATCGTGCTTCCATCTTGTTCTTGGCAAGCAGGGTTTCCATAGACATGTCATCCCACTCAACCTTGAGATCAGGAGTGAAGTCATCTGAGTAGGACTCAAGTAAGTGACGCAACGGCTCAAGGCTAGTCTGCGTACCGTTTACATAGTCAAACCCTAAGTTCGCTATGTCCTCACCAATTACCTGTTGGAATAGTTTGGATAACACTTCCTGTGCTACGTCACTACCCATAGGTGTTTCAGTTTTAATCTTACGAAACAGATCTGAGTATGCCTGCTTCTGTGCTGTTGTTAGTGTGGGATTGCCTGACATGAAGAGAGCTTCTATCTCATCAGGTGTGACAGTCCTTTCATATCTGTCCATAGCAAGATCAATAGACTGCTTAATCTTTCGGACATCTTTTGTGAATAGTCTATCAGGACATCTAGCACCACGATGCTCTTCGTAGAACTCCTTGTCCATTAGACTACGTATTAATGATAACTCCATATTATACTCCTATGTTGGTAAGACTATCTATGTCTTGGGGGTTTCTGTATTTTAAATCGTCTGTCAAACGTAATGCTTTTACGTCAGGCACATGAGTCTTTAGTTCTCGTACAAACGCTAGTGTCTTGGGTAATGCGTCAGGGTCTAGCGCAACTACTGCCGTAGAGAATTGTGATAAGTATCGCTTGTGTGATTCTGATAGTGATGTACCCAACACAGCAACCCCAACATGCACATCGCTAACTGTTCCAACCACTGCAGCACTTACACAATCCTCTACAACTACTGCGACTTTACCATAGCCATGAGCATAAGGCAAGTCACTTTTTCCATATCGTTTCCACTTAGGTAATCTTTTATCAAGGCTACGTCCTGTAGCGTCAACGATCTTACCCTTGTGTACGATAGGGAACACAACCCTATGATCCTTTACGTCATACATCAACTCAGTAGTTTCTATATCCAGACCATAGGTATTTGCAAATTCTAATACAACCTCATCATTATTATGAGGCACTATATACTCAGGTAAAGTAAAAGGCACTTCAACTATCTCTTCAGCAAATGATCCAAGAGACTTGCGAATGTCCTCACTTGTAAGGTGTACTCTCTTACCTCCTGAGAGTGAGCAAGATACCTTGTAACAATTCCAAAGTATCTGACCCATGTTGTTAGTGATAGTGAATGTCTTCTCCTTATTCTTACACATAGGACAAGTCATGCGTTTAGTTTCACCATCACGTAACTGTAAATCATTTATAAGTGTATTGATATTAACCATTATACACACTTTTAACATGGGCATCACGAGTTGTCAAGGCATTATTTGCACTTGTAAAAGTATTTTTCATGTAGGGTTTAACCGAACTTGGATTTGTATGACCTGTCACTGACATGATCTGCCCAAGTGACACACCTGCGTCCACCATTTCGGTTGTTCCTGTCCTCCGAATGTCCATTAATCGTAGCTCGTCAGACAATCCTGCCTCACGCATGACACCCCTTCCTTTTTTGGATAGTCCATACAAGGAATAGGGTATAAACTCCCCCTGTACAGGCTTTATTTGAGGGCATATGTACCTCTGAAAGCCAAAGTCCTTTCGTTGTTGTTCTAACATGTCAAATAGCTCCTCTGATATGGGTAAAAATACCTCTGCCCTACGCTTGGATTGCTTGATGTGAACCTGCCTATCGTTGATGCTTGTCCACTCTAACAGACGCATATCACCTAGCCTTTGCACCCATTCATAAGCCATCTGAACTATCAGTCCTACGTTCCTAGTGTCAAACTCAGCGTAAGCTGTCTCAAGAAACTTGGTAACATCAGCCCTAGTCCATACTACCTTGCGTTGTATAGGTGACTTACGTGTTACCTGACTGAAAGGATTGAAGGGAGCATCATCAAACTGCACTGCGTATGTGAATAAGCGTGAGCTTACACTACAGGCATGGTTGGCAAAGGTTATCCCTCTGTTCAACCACTTGTTGTATATCTGCTTTGCATCTTTCAGTGTCACAGACTTGTACTTCCTATTGCCTATGTCCTCAGATAACTGACGCATGAAGTATCGGTAGTCTGTCTGTGTCTTGTCACGTAACTGTGCAAAATCCCATGAATCTGTGTACGCTCTAACGATTTGATTGACAGTGCTTGTACTACGTATCTCATTGCTATCCTCCTGATCCTTTCGCCATGTATCTATGATCCTATTGAGATTAGAAGCCTTGCGTTTAGCTGTGGCTAGGTCTTTGCCTAGCTCACAACGTGACACAATGCCCTGATCCACAAACTTCTGTGGTGGATTGAACCTATAGCTATCCATACGCTTCTGTGTAAAACGAGGTAGTGCCATTGCTAATATTTCCTTTCATAAAATGTGAAATTTCCAAACTCATCACAGAATTTTTTTACGCTATCAAAATTTGGTCTTGGTTTTTTACATCTTTTGTCAAATCCTATTTCGTAGTTAAGATAATTTAAAGCCTCTTCTTCGGTATTAAACTCTATATTTTCTACTACTATCTCGTGAACATCACCTTTCCAATCATCCCAATAGAACTCATCACTAGCATCTCTTAGTAAAAATTTACTCATACTGCCACCAAGTCTTGAAACTGCTTGGACTTTACCCACTTGGTAACGTCAAGCTCTCTGTTCCACATGGATACTGCTTCAGTATCTTTGCCTGTGTTACGTAGCTTAAAGCCGTTACGCTCATCAGCATAGCTTGCATAGTTAGTGAAAGCACTGTAGATGCTGTATGCATTAGCACCTCGTGTGCTTACCTCTGCACCATAGAGTGAGTACATCTTCTCTGCCTGTTTGTCAGACATGATCTTCTCAAACAGAGCCTTAACATCTACACTGGCTGTTGATGTGTTCGCCCACTGTTGTAGTGTATTAGCCTGATCGTAGAAGTCTGTTGATGACTGCTCTAGTTGTCTGCCAAAGCCATCTATGCAGAAGTTGGATGTGTTCTTACGCTTCACAATGTCATGCTCACCTCGCACCATCTTGTTTGTGCAGAAGAATGATATCTGTCCATACACCACGATGTTAGAACACAGACCATCAACTCCATGCAGACCTATGATACGCTGTCCAATCTTCTCGCTATGCTTATCTGTATAGATGTCATAGCTTACGTTAGGTAATGTGATGTCCATCATCATGTACCCATCATTACGAGCAGACCTCCAATCAATAGTCATGCCTTCTAGCTCTTCAGCAGATAGCTTGTCCTGCATAGTATTCCATACAGTGTGAGCAAAGTTTGTGTGTGACGTAGTGGTAAAGCCATTACCCACCACGTTAAGGTATGTGTCTGTACCTTTAACCTTGACGTACTTCTTGTCAGGAACTTTGGATGGCTCATACTCCACCTCAAAGTCAAAGTTCTCAGGTACATGAAAGTTAGTTGTTGTTAAATCAAATGGCATTTGTAATCTCCTTTTCTGTTTGGGTTGCAACTGATAGTTAGTTATATAGTTATAACATAGCGTGATGTTAATGTCAAGATATGATCTGACCAATCATCACATGGGTCGTTAGGTATTTCTGCTGAGTTCATTCGCTATCTCCTGTCTTGCGTTCCATCTTATCCAACTGTACATACAGTGATCCTCACCATAGCATAGGTCAATTAGAGAAACAAGGTTATACTTTTTATCTTTCTTCCACTGCCAGTTCCTTGCACTGAATGGTTGATGTACCCTGCCACCTGTCACCACATTGAGTAACATGGACAGAGAGATCAACACACGCAGGCAATAAGAACCTGTGGAACTTGTCCAAGCTTGGACGAATTTGTTAACCACATTTATCATAGGTCTAGCTCCTCCTTAAATTTTTCAATAGTTTCTAATATAAAATCAAATATGTAAGCTTCTTTAATATCTGAGGCTGCCATAGTTTTAAGATAAACATTTATCATCATAAGTAAATCATCCTTTGTTCCTTTCATTAGTTTCTCCTTTCATTTCTTTCAGTACCTTTTCTACTACCTCCTCTTTGGTATGACCAAAGTAAACTGTATCATTATACACGAGGGTATAACTAGGCAGTCCTGCGTCATAGTATTTATTCAGATGTTGATCTTTGACCTGCAAGCCTAGCTCTAGTTTCAGCTTTGATCTTAGCGTTGAGCTTCTTCTTTCGTTCATCATTCTCCTCCCTAGTTATGAACTCAAAGTTCTTTACGTTACGCATCTTCCTAGCTTGCCTTACATAACCATCCTTCTCAGCTTGGTCAACACATACTACTATTAAAGGCATGACCTTAAACATCTCCTTCATTTTCTGTATCTCTTTTTTGTAGTCCTTCATGTGCTTCCTCCTTTGTGTCTGCATCCATAATTGTCTTTATCATGTCAGCCTTCCACCCATCTATGTAACGTAGGTCAGCTATAATCCTCCTCTTTGCTAGGTCTATGTGTGCTTCTTCTTCTTTTTTTTTCGCCATATTATTACTCCCATTATTATCAGCCATACTGCATCCATATCATCATCCCTATAAATATTACCACTAAGA